ACAAATAATCCAGCATCCCCTGTTATTACTTCAAAGCAGATTCTAACTGCTATTACAAAGGTTACTTTGTCACTCCCAACATCTATTACGGTAACTACTGGCGATATAATTAGACAAGATACAAGCAATGCTTATGGTATTGTTGAAACTGGTGGAACATTAACAACATTAAATCTTATTGGTGTTGAAGGAACATTCGTCAATACTTATAACATTAGAAAAGAAGGTAATAATGGATCTATACAAGATCTATCTACAATTCCTTCTTCTGTTTCAACAATATATACTAATAAACCACATTGGACATCAACCCTTGATGGAGGAACATTCTAAAATATGTCAAATGAAAGTGAAGTAGATATTAATATCTTAGTGCGTTTATATAATCAAAAATTAGCGGCACTAACAAACCAGAATATATTGCTAGAAGCAAAATTGCAAACATTATCAGACGATTTTGCAAAAGAAAAAAATGAGCTTCTAGCAGTAAACCTTGATTTGCAAAACAAATATGATGAATTGAAAAAATCTAAAAAACCTGAAGCGTAACAAAAATGGCAAAACCAGCAAGTAGGCAAGAACTGATTGATTACTGTCTAAGGCGTCTAGGAGCGCCTGTGCTGGAAATTAACGTTGATGATGACCAAATAGATGATCTAGTGGACGATGCCCTCCAATACTTCAATGAACGCCACTTTGATGGTGTAGAGAGAATGTATTTGAAGTATCAAATAAGTCAAGCAGATATTGATAGAGGGTCGGCAAAAGGAAAAAATGGTGTTGGAATTGTTACAACAACAGGAACATCTAATGTAACTGGATATGGTACTACAACATTTAACTTTTATGAAACATCAAACTATATTCAAGTTCCAGATTCAGTCATAGGTATTGAAAAAATATTTAAGTTTGATACTAGTTCCATTTCTGGTGGAATGTTTAGTATTAAGTATCAACTATTTTTGAATGATTTATATTATTTCAACTCAGTTGAACTTTTACAATATGCTATGGTTAAAAGTTATCTTGAAGATATTGACTTCTTACTAACAACTGATAAGCAAGTTAGATTTAACAAAAGACAGAATAGATTATATCTAGATCTTGATTGGGGAGCACAGTCTGCTGGTAACTTTTTAGTTCTAGATTGTTATAGAATTTTAGATCCAAATACTCATACCAATGTCTATAATGATAGTTTCTTAAAGAGATATCTTACAGCATTGATTAAGAGACAGTGGGGTCAAAACTTAATTAAATTCAGAGGAGTTAAACTTCCCGGTGGAATTGAGTTTAATGGTAGAGAAATTTATGAAGACGCAGAAAGAGAATTGGATGAAATAACCAAGAGAATGTCAATGGATTATGAACTTCCACCATACGACTTTATTGGGTAATGGCACTTAATCCATTTTTCCTACAAGGAACATCATCCGAACAGAGATTGATTCAGGACTTAATAAACGAACACCTTAGGATGTATGGTGTCGAAGTCATTTATATACCAAGAAAATTTGTAAATAAAAAAACAATCATAGAAGAAGTTCAATCTTCAAGATTTGATGATAATTTTGCAATTGAGGCATATGTAAACACATATGATGGATATTCTGGTGCTGGTGATATTTTAACAAAGTTTGGAATGAGTCTCAGAGATGAACTGTTAATTACAATATCAAAAGAAAGATTTGAAGATTTTATTGCTCCATTTATGGGAGCATTAGATGATGGAACTGGTGAAGGTGAAATTATATTATCAACTCGTCCAAGAGAGGGGGATTTGATTTATTTTCCACTTGGAGAAAGAATTTTTGAAGTTAAGTTTGTAGAGCATGAAAATCCTTTCTACCAGTTAGGTAAAAACTATGTTTATGAGTTGAAATGCGAACTGTTTGAATATGAAAATGAGATTATTGATACTTCTATTGAAGAAATAGATACGCAAGTTCAAGAGGAAGGATACATTACTACTCTAAAACTTATTGGTGTTGGTAGAACTGCAACTGCAACTGCTTCTATTCAAGGTTCAGTTTTATCGGGATATGTAAAAGAAATATTTTTAAACAATGATGGATATGGATATACTTCTACGCCTGTAGTTGCCATAAGTAGTTCTCCTACTGGGCAACCAGGTGACAATGCAACTGCAGTTGCATTAATGGCAGTTAGAAATGGAATTAGATCAGTTGATCAAATTTATTTAACTAATGCAGGTGCTGGGTACGTCACTCCACCAACTATAACAATTATTGGTGGTGGAGGAGCAGGTGCTGCTGCTACTTGTTCAATTGAAACAACATATAATGGAGCAGTTAGATTTACTGTTACTGATGGTGGGGTTGGATATGGTACTGCCCCAACCATTACAGTCTCTGCCCCAGGAGTAAATGGAATAGGTAGAACTGCTGTTGGAATTGCATCTATTGGATTGGTTGGAAACGATAATGTAGTTCGTGCAATATATGTTGCAAATCCTGGAATAGGATATACATCCACTCCAACTGTAGTAATTTCAAATCCAGAAACACTTACTGGTATCGGAACGTTCTTGTTCAACGAAATTGTTAGAGGATCTAGATCTCAAATTAGAGCAAGAGTTAAATCTTGGGATAAAGACACTAACATTCTCAAGGTTGCCAATTTGGGTATTGGAGCAACACAACCACTATTTTTACCAGGTGAAAATGTTATTGGAACAGAGTCCGGAGCAATATTCACCGTTCAATATTTTGATCAAATGGATACATATGATAAATATAGTCAAAATGATGAGATTGAAGAAGAAGCAGATCTCATTTTAGACTTTACAGAATCAAATCCATTTGGTACTTATTAATGTTAGGAACGTACTATTATCACGAGATTATAAGAAAGACTATAATAGCTTTCGGAACATTATTTAACCAAATTCATATTCGCCATACAGACCAAGACGGGAACAATATTAGTGATATGAGAGTTCCTATTGCATATGGACCAAGGCAAAAATTTCTTGCCAGAATTCAACAGCAACCAGAATTAAATAAAGCAACTCAGATTTCGTTGCCACGAATGTCATTTGAGATGACTTCTATACAATATGATCCAAGTAGAAAGTCAAGTGTTGTTCAAACTTTTAAAACTTGTGATGTTAATGGCAACGTAAAAAAAGTTTTTATGCCAGTTCCTTATAATATTGGATTTGAACTTAATATTTTGACCAAATTAAATGATGATGCTCTGCAAATTATTGAGCAAATTTTACCATATTTTCAACCAGGATTTAATGTAACAATAGATATGATTGAGTCTATTGGAGAGAAAAAAGACGTTCCAATGGTTCTCGAAAGTATAAATTTTCAAGATGACTACGAAGGTGATTTTTCAACAAGAAGAGCACTAATATATACATTATCATTCACCGCAAAAACATATCTCTTCGGTCCAGTTGCTGATAGTACTGATGGTCTGATTCGTAAAATTCAGGTCGATATGTATACCAGTACAGATACCGAAAATGCTAAGAGAGAACTTAGATACACCTTGCGTCCAATTCCATCTGATGCAAATCCAGACGATAACTTTGGATTTGATGAAAACTGGGAATTCCTGGATGATTCTAGAGAGTATAGTCCAACACGTAAAATAGATGTTTGATAGATTATGTCAGAAAATTATGAGAGCATCGATAACGCTTTAAATATTAAAAGTGAAATCGTTAACGTAGAAAAGGAAACTCCCATTGTTAAGGTAGAAACTTCTAGCGATGGAGATATCAGAAAAGATTATGAATATACGAGAGCAAACTTATATTCCCTTATAGAAAAAGGGCAAGAGGCAATTAATGGAATAATGGAACTTGCCGCTGAAAGTGATCAACCAAGAGCATATGAAGTTGCAGGTCAATTAATTAAAAGTGTTGGAGATGTAACTGATAAACTTATTGATTTACAAAAGAAACTCAAAGATGTTGAAGAAGATGTGGTAAAAACAACAAATAATGTTACTAACAATGCGGTGTTTGTTGGTTCAACATCAGAACTGTCTAAACTTCTGAAACAAGGTTTTCTAAATAATAAAGAGTAAACTTTTCAGATGTATGAGTTGGTCTAAGGATTACAAAAAATCAATAGACTGTAAAAATCCAAAGGGTTTTTCTCAAAAAGCACATTGTGCTGCCAGAAAGAAAAGACAAAGAGGCGAAGAGACAAAATCAATGTCACCATTTAACGAAGACGTGCAAAGTGTAAAGAAGATTAAGTTCTCCAAATTTACACACAAAACTCCCCATCTAAAAGGCGGTCAACACGTTTTAGATCCGAATGTGGATTTAAAGCAATTAGTTCATCACGCAACTGTTCAGTATCTTGATCGTGATGCTGATGGTGATATTGACATCTATG